TGAAGAACATCTCCATTTGCAAAAAGTACTAAAGTGTGTACACAAAAACAGTACTTCAAAATTTTTCCACTACTTACTTTTACAAAAAAAACATCTTCTTCTTTGTTGATAGTACAGTACATCATCATTGACAAACAGTACATCATCACTATCTTATTAGTTAGTGAAGAACACATGGCTCAAACATATAAGGTTATCATAGTTGGCGACCGAGGTGTTGGCAAAAGCAGTTTTGTCTATCAACGGCTTCGCGGTAGATTTAATCCGACATATAATCCCACATTCGGAGTAGATACCAATTCTGTTACATTTTATTTACAAAAAATAAGAAAATAACCTTCAATGTGTGCTAATTGCGCTATCGTAATGTATGACTGTTGTAGTAATCTATCCCTACGTCATGTTGATATGTGGATTGAGAACGTGGTCGGGAATAAAAACGATGTAGCAGCTAAACAACATTTCTATCAGGGTGAGTATCTGCTAAAAATAACGTTAATTTCGAACTACCGTTTGTATATATTTAACCCGAACGCTTACGCGTAAAAATGATGTCCAATGATTTGGTAATACCGTATTTTTTTTTGCTGACTGATTAGTCAGCAATTGTTAACCTGATGAAAAATAGTTATTGATTAATAATTAACATGATAAATAACTATTTTTAAATTTGAAAGCAAGGATGTTGCTTACTCCGCCTATATATGTGCGTAGGCTTCAATATGACAATGCGCTAGACTGTATAGCAGATGGGATGCATGTCGACACCACAGACGCAGATGGATACACTAGTTTAATGATCGCATGTAAACAAGGTAGTTTATTTTTTGTCATAACACTGGTGCAGTTAGGGGCGCAAGTTAATTATCGAAACTGTAACGACACACCGCTAACGATAGCAATCAGGAACGGAAAAGATGACGTCGCTCGATACCTTATAAGTTCAGGGGCTAGATTTGATCTTCAAGATCGTAACGGCAAAACGGCCTTTGAGCTAGCCATCGAAATGTGCAATGATGATCTTGTTACTCACATGATTGAACACACTTAAGCGTTCGAGTTAAATAAATCTTTTTATCGTAATCCAAGACATGGCTAACTACGAAGAAGAACTTATGTCAGCATTGGATCAAGGCGACGAGATGGCAAGTGTCAATTTTAAAAATAAAGGTTAGCTTGTCGTTATAATCAATATGATACACTTGTAGCCAAAGGTGCAGATGTCAATGAACAAGATAAATATGGATACACAGCTTTAGATATAGCTATTGAAAGGAGAATGCTAGCCTGTGCTGAATATCTTATTAATGAGACTACCATTAATATCAATCCTGAAGACAACATCTACATGACACCCTTGAAGTTCGCCTGTATGGAAGGACATGCTGACTTTGGTGCGTGCTCTCTTGAAGAAAGGTGCCGATGTTAACCATGACAAACCTTTTGGAGAGACAGCGCTTCTTATAGCAGCTAAATTTGATCGAAATAATATGCTATCCATCTGAGCATTCTTTAACGGAATCAAAAATACATCATCGGTATATCTTAAATAATTTCTACGACATTTTTTTTACTATTATTAAATGGTTTACAAACACTGTAGTTATGTACCACCTTTACCGTATTCATGTTCGAACAATGTTGGAGCCACTGGCAACACAGGCAACACTGGAGCTACTGGCAACACAGGCAACACTGGAGCTACTGGCAACACAGGTGCCACTGGAGCTACTGGCAACACAGGTGCCACTGGAGCTACTGGCAACACAGGTGCCACTGGAGCTACTGGAGCCACTGGAGCCAGTGGCACGTTTGAACCTGCTTATTATTTAACTCAAGTATTAACAAATGCTTATCAAACATATGGAAATGTTGCTGGTTTCAACATTGATGGAACCCTAATGGTTACATATGTAAGCAATAATATTAGCTTCTATATAATTCAACCGGATGGTACATACATATCTAATTATACATATAATTACACTTCAGCAAATATAGTTAGCGTTGTAGTTGACTATCAATCATATCCAACAGTTTCAAGTCCAGATTCCATCGGGTTAGCATTAATAGATACCAATAATTTAATATCTGTGTTGGGATATAGCTTATCCACCAACACTGTATCAGTATTAGCCACTGCAAATCCAGAAATACCTACAAATCTATCTATTAACTCAGGAGGTGATGCTGTAACCTATTTTTCATCCCCAGGTGGTAACCCAGGTTCTCTAAAGGTTTCATTCTATTATAATGGTGGATGGAATTCAAGTAGTATTTTAAACATAACACCTAGTGATTACATATATCAGAAAATTTCACCTATAAGTGTAATAACACCACCTAATATTCCGGGTTCTACCGGAGTAGTAGCTCTTATTGATATTCAACATAATTTGGTAGTATATGATTTAGGGTTAAATTTGTTAACTACTGAACCCACTGGTATTAGTGGTCAAATAAACATGTTAACAATGTCCTCCGATGGTAGCATTATTACACTCGCTGATTATACTAATCAGATTTTAAAGGTGTTCAAATATGTTAATGGCACTATTACGTCATTACAATCTCAAGCTTTGATTTTCCCAAGTGGTAATGATATGGGATATCAGATTAGTATGACAAGTGATGGTATCACTATTTTACTAACAGGTAAAGATCCAAGTGTTTTGGGACAAGGATACGGTCTTATCTACACATCAATGGATTTCACCACATGGACTTTAAAGCAAACTGTTGCTATTTCTGAAATTAACCAAGGTTTTCCTATACATGAAACCAATGCCATAGCACCTTTGGGTAATGTGTTAGCGATTGCAGATTCTAGAGTGAGTAAAATTGGTATTTTCCGGAAGTTATCAAATCGCCCAATTATTTCAAAGATAACTATTTCACAACAAACAAGCGATCAAGCAGTTACCGTTCAAGGTGCAAGTTTAGTAATTTTTAACATACCCCTAACAACACCATCTTCAAATATTCTTCAAGTAAATGGTATCACCAATCACGGTTTTTCAATTCCAGCTTCAAGTATATATGTGGATGGAATATTTGTTTACCAGTTTTATTATGTAATATTTCCAAATACAAACATCCTTAGTATTTACTGTCCGCAATACATATCATTAGCAGGTGCAACCGGTTTGGTAGAGAACAGTATATATCAACAGACCCAAACTGGATATACTACTAATGTTTCTTTTACCGTTGAGTATTATTGATTAACAGAAGGATTGAGTTAACACGTCTTGTAAGTTTACAACCTTAGAAATCACTGTGTCCTTTTGCTTATCCTTAAAATAATTCAGATAGATATATACCTCAGAATTGGTATCTACTTTTAATTTGAAGCAACCTGTGCTTAAGCCTAGGCTTAATATCTTGCTTACTCTTTCGTGAGTATTCGTGTTAATTCATATTTGCGTGGCTAGCAGTCGCGTGAACTTATCTAGTGATAACATATTATTATCCTTGAAGACATCCAAATACTGATCGAGATGACTGATGAGTGTCACATAATCATAACAGGACATAGCTAAAAATGTATCATGATTGGATATAAACCATTCTTTTTTGAACGTATCCTGTTGAAGATGAATAAGAATTCTATTATATTCATCTAAATGATGCATTTATTTATGCTGTGGAAATAATATTTTATCAACTCTGATGACAGTTTAGGAATTCCTAAACTGGATCTTACATATCGAAATACCACAGTATGTTCATTTTATCTCAGGAGTTGTAATGTTAATGATAATTAGTGAAGAAGATGTTTTTTTTTGTAAAAGTAGGTAGTGGAAAATTTTGAAGTACTGTTTTTATGTACACACTTATGAAATTTTTTTTACACATGGAGATGATTTGTTAATGATAGTAAGTGATGAGGTACTATACTGTTAACAAAGAAGAAGATGTTTTTTTTACAAAAGAGGTAGTGTGTAAATTTTGAAGTACTGGTTTTGTGTACACACTTTAGTACTTTTTCAAACGGAGATGATTTGTTAATGATAGTTAGTAAAAGATGTTTTTTTTTGTAAAAGTAGGTAGTGGATTTTTTTTGAAGTACTGTTTTTGTGCACCATTTATGACATTTGCAAACGGAGATGTTCTTGGTAATAAACTGTATAATTACACAGTTTGAACTTTCGTATCTTTGAAGAATCTTTTTCCTTGATTACATACCAACAACTCGTTATAATACATATAAGATTTTGTGTTACAGATATTATTTTACATTTATAAAATGGGTAACTGTGCAGCTAAACCACCTCCTGTATCTACTTTGAAAGAACCACCCTCTGCCTTGGAGGTTATTATTAAACAATTGGATAACGCATCTCAACTAAAAGATATACAACATAAATTAAAACCCTTCTGAAAACATAGTAACATATCCCTATATATCAAAAAAATCCTTCTCTCTTAAAATGGGTGAGAAGATATATCTTCTGACAACAGAAAGTGTAAATCCTAAATATATTGGTACTGGTTATGTTAACAATGACCAGATAATCATAAATATTATTCAAAGCAAGAAACCAATGGCTTTCTTTCAAGAAGTAGACAATGTCATCTCTGATGTTCCCGATATTTCTGATATCATCTCTAATAATAAGGATATTTCCTTGATTAGAGATAATGACTATCAGGCAAAGGGAGAGGAAGGTAAATTATTAAACCAGCTGCGAGCTAAAAAAATTAACTATCAGTATTTGCCAAGAAATGAATGGCCTGAAGCCGAGACCGAAATATTACCCACATTGGTGGAAACTATAAATAGTAATGAGACTGTTTTAAGTGACTTCAATTCCATCGCTCAATATCTTCAAGTAATGAATGAATTAGAGAAGATTGGAATGAAGAAAGAATCATGGGTCAACCAACACAAAGTTATCAATGATATTAGCACTCATAATGATGTCGTGAATCAAGTCTATAATCCCGATAATTATAATTCTGCTAATGGTTCATATTTTCCATCTCGAGAGAAAGCTCTTGAACGATTAACGGAGGAATCAGCTGCTATCAATAGACTTCCTGCTAATCTACGAACACATGCTGTTGTAAAATATAAAAATAATATTGATAGTCACATTAGATATCTGGCAAAGCTTAATGCTCCAAAAACATCAGTGACTAAAACGGCAAAGCTTAATGCTCCAAAAATAGTTAATCCAACCACTTCAAATCTCGGTAATTCACTACTTTCACAATTAGGCTTTGCTCCAGAGCAACCATCAAAACCAACTATTACACAGAAAAATGTTCAACCTTCATCGCCCAAACGTATATCTCCGTTAATTACACCTGAGGAGGTCTTCTATTCAATCAATAAGATACCTGCCAATGAATATCGTCCAATCAACACAGACAAGGTTACACCTGAAGATGTTCTGAATATTCTTGAAGATGAAAAGAAATTAGAGGCTATCCGCAAGAACTTATTAAGTATCAACAAATGGAAGAATGCTAGATACATTGAGATACAAAATCATCTCATCTATCAACGAGATGATATCGATGCTAAGACCAATGCTATGGGAATAACAGGTAAGGAAGTAAATGAAGTCTTCCCTCAATATAAAGGCATAATAGTAGCTATAATGCACATTGAGAGTATTCTAAAAAAGCTAGCTGAACATCACAAACAATATGCCCATGAAGATTCTATACACACCATCAAGCATAATTTCACCAGTGCAATAACAAATAAACGGCGAGGTCTCGCTGTCCTTAAGGGTGAAGTTAGAGATAACGTGCGTAATCTCATCGCTGATCAACTGTATTCACTCACCAGAAGCAGTGAGGTATTCATTGATAATTTTCGCAACATGGTGATTATGGGCTCAGCAGGTACAGGTAAAACACTCGTAGCAAGCATTATCAGCTATGTATTTTCTACTTGTGGTATCTTAGCAACTGACAATATTGTGGTGGCAACACGTGCTGATCTTGTCGGTCAATATATTGGAGAAACAGCTATTAAAACTCGCAGTCAACTCTTTAACACTCTCGAAGGTGTGTTATTCATTGATGAAGCATATCAACTGTATGTTCCTGACAGCACTAAGGACTACGGGGCTGAAGCCATTACAGAGATTGTAAATTTCCTTGATAAGTATATCGGTTTAACACATGTTATTGCCGCTGGTTATAAGGATCAGACCGTTAAAAACTTCCTAGGTGCAAATGAAGGAATGCCACGTCGATTTCCATATCAAATCGTGTTAAGTAACTACTCATTGCATGATCTATACGAGATTCTGATGACTAATCTCAATCGTCGATTTCCTGACAAATTTGGACGTGAAGATGTTAATTTCATCTATGCCCTCTTGAAATATCTCAATGAGCAAAACGTGTTCAATAACCAGGCAGGAGATATGACTAATTTAGCCTCATTTATTACCACTCGCGTGTCCAGTGGCAAGATACCCTGGGGTAAGAGTGGCAACGAGAATAGGCTCATATTGGCCTTTAACTCATTCCTGGAAAGTAAGGGCAGTGACTTCCGTATTAACCTGAATGAATGAAATATTCCAAAAAGGTCTAATACTTCACATTATTGGAAGTTCTGACTGAAGGAGTAATGGTTCTCGTTAACAACTACTGCAAAGATCTTTGCAGTATTGGTAATTAATTCTTATTTGCATATATGCGTGTGAATGAGGTAATTTCCTTGTACTTCAAAATGAGTATTTGCTAGAATCCACGTATCATTTTCATAAGTTTTACAGTATGTATGTGTTCTTGTATGTATTGAATATTTCAACCATGATGATAGATATTTTGGAGGTTTGTTATCTTTAAATTTAAGAATATATTCATAGGTACATACGGAACCTTCACAGCGATACCGCACAGAGGAATATAACTGTCCATGTTCATCAACAGCTAAACGACAGTCAAAAAAGATTACTCGGTCAGTTGTTATCGACATATTTTCATTGATTAACTCTTCTGGTGTCATTGATTCCTCCATTGGATGGTAATAGATTCCAGTATGATATGTGATACACATATAACGAAGAATTTCTTCACCAGTGTCAAGTGTTTGTTGGATAAAATTAACTCCAATAATAAATGGTAGTTGAGATTCCCGGTGAGTATATACATATTCAAAAGCATACAATACATTACGTGTTTCATCAATAGCGATCATGGAAAAAGGTAATTTACGCACAGGAAGCTCATCTTTGAACAACTGATACTCATTATATGTTTTAACGAGATGGTATTTACTTCTTCGTTGACTTCGTTCAAGGTATTCATATTTGGATATCGATTTGAATATGTTACTGTCAACATAATAACAATGACCGGTAATGGTTTGCCAAATAGTAAACTGATTATGTAAATGATGAACACATGCGATTCTGGAATATTCATCGAGCACAAATTTGGCATCTTGGAGAAATGTAATGTATAATCTATATATATGTGGATACTTGATTAAAAGCTGAGAGTATCGTTGACAGTGGTATGTATACCATTTATGGATTGGTGACGTATTTTTAAGAGTTTCTTGGGAAGTGTTTTGGTAACGACACTGTTGTATACTCCAATCAACTTCTGAGTAACAGTTAGTGCATGTGGTAAGTTTGGAATCAACCGCATCCTGCCAACACCTACTGCAGATATGACACAATTCTATACACGGAGAGAGAAATGTATCCACACATTCTTGACAACTGTGACACAGCATTTATTTCCAAAATGACTTTTGGAAATAAAAACTTTTTTTTGGAAATAAATTTCTTTCAATGGATGTATCTATTGGAGATGTTGTAATTGGAGATAAAAACCGACCCGCATTAATATCATTGATTATGAAAGATGCATATGGTGGGTTATATGTGATAACATCCACACGAATAATTGGTGACACCGGTGCTGTTTACATTGTAAATGATACTGGTAAACATTATCTTGGTATGATTGTTCATACATGTCTGGATTCCGAAAATGACATTTGTATCATCCAAGTAACCGCTAGGATAAATAAGATACATACATTTCCATTACAACCAGTAGAAGCTTTAAACATTGATGAGTTACCTTATAAACACTTTGAGGTTATCTTACATACCACAGAGGATGGATTTCATCATTACCCGGTAACATATCATCATATGTATAACAGTACCGTTTTTTCACTCCACCTGTGTGTAAACATTTCACGGGAATTAGCATATTCTCTTTCAGGGATGTCAACCAAGATTGGAGCACTGTTGGTTATCCTTGATACTGATGGTAACTACACACCTGTCGGTCATTTTGAATTACTGGATGTCTTTGCAGGTAACGCGGCTATCTTTACGCTTTATGGACATAGTCAGAAGCTACTTAATGCATATCAAATGTATTAAAAAAGTAATTGAAAATAAAAAAGTAATTGAAAATAAAAAAGTAATTGAAAATAAAAAAGTAATTGAAAATAAAAAATTCACACTGGGAGTAAATGGATATTCCTATTCGTGTTCGTGCCAAGCGGTGTAAGGGAGAAATTGTAACACCCTTTGATATCTATGTTGGTAGACAGTGTTATCGTGGTGGGTGGATGTTGAACAACAGTGTTTGGAGAAATCCATTTACAGTTGCCAAATATGGTAGAGACCAGTGTTTGGAGAGATATGAGGAGTATATACGTTCAAGTTCAGAATTAATGGACAGGTTACCGGAATTGGCGGGAAAACGACTTGGATGTTTCTGTGATTTGAAACATCCATGCCACATCGATATCTTAATCAAGATTGGATGTGATCGCAAGCTCTGGTAAGTAATATTTTAAGTAGTGTAATCACACTACTTTAGCAACCCATTAATATCGAATCTCAAACGGTAAAGCCCCGTGGAGAAGTGCATAGTCCTCATACCAGGAAAATGCTCCACCGCCTGTGTTCAGATCAGCTCCAAACCCGTTTATTTCCAGGATGAACCAACCATTAGGTGTTAAAGCAATATCAATAACACAATCCCAGTATGGGAGTATATTCAGATGCTGTTTTAACCATTCATAGCCTTGTGTTAACATCTGAACAGTTCCAGAACCTTTATATGGACACATTGCAGTTAGTTTACGACGGTAACAGAAACATCGGGCTTCAATAAGAAATTTCTGGGGAGGTGCCCATAGGATCCAGGAAAGATCCTTCCTGGTGCGTTCCGAAGTTATGAGTGTATGATAAGCCTCTTGATAGTTGGTGAATACAGGTATTCGTTTAACATCTTTGGGTGAGGCTACATGTGTTCGAATAAATGCTGGATATGGTATGTTTTGAAGAACTGTTATCAAATTGGGAGATACTCGAACCAAGGTGGATGGAAGTAGTAAACCTTTGCCATCCAGTTCAGGCCACCAAACATCAGCATGATAGTTGCGCAATCTCTTCATCCGGATATCATCTACTGTAACGGGAGGTTGGTAATAAACAAACTCATCCTCAATGTCACACGGGTCAAAGTCAGCATCTACCAAATGATCCTCATAGATACGATATGGAACCTGAATTCGGTTACCTACTGTTTTCACCTCGCTAAGTTCCAAATAGCACGCATCATTGGCTTCAATATCCATTGTGATTAATTTTAAATTATGTTTATTATGTATTTTTCATTTTTACAATTGTAAAAATGATATTGAAATATTAGTAAAAGGATAGCGTGCTCACATAGACGTTATAATCACCACATCGTTGAGCTATTTCTTCCGGTGTTACATTACTGTGGGAACCAATTACTACACAGGCATATTTACGTAGATCATCTGGTAGTTTTTCATTCATATCTGTATGGTATACAAGATATTGAGTCATTTTCGACGCTAGGTATGATTTTCCAACATTGTGGGTGCCTGTTAAGATAACTACTGACCAGTAGCTGTCCGTCTCTCGAAGTGGAACAGTTGTTATTTTGATAAGTCGAACTGGTAGTTCAGTATACTTATCTTTAGAATCATATGGCACAATATAATCGGTACAGTTGTCGGAAGCTGTTACGAGGTCTGTAAACATTTCATAGTTATCATCGCCCTCAACTAAATAAACACATGGGGTATCAATATATTCCTGAACCTTGTCAAACACATCTTCTTTAAGAATATAGGGTCCTGTGCTATAAACACCTAAGATAGTGGTGTTATCCTGGACATTGATTACCATGTTTGGTTCACCGTCTTTACCAAATCTGACGATGACATCTAATGGTTCTTTAGGAACCAAATGGTATGTTTTAACACCTATTGGTTCGTGAAGGAGTTGTAGATCAAATGTGCGTTGGGTATATGTATGGAATTTATCACTACTTACACGTTTTGTCGATGTTAGAAGATAGTTTTTATTGACAGCTTCTACATCGGATAGAAAACATTTGATGGTTGTGGTAGTTGATGCTTTATCATAGATGTAACATAGTTTTGTATCAAACACTATCCCGTGAAGTTTAAATACTTGGTCCATTTTTTTAATTAACAGATTGTATTTAAGATATCAGTTGATTAATAAAGAAATTAATTAGGTTCGCTTTTGACATGTCCCCACTTCACAGGATCTATTCGCTGTAGCTTATTGAGGTATGCTTTAGCCTTCTTGTCTCTTTTGGTTTTCATAAACACACGGTAGGCGAGTTCCCAGCCGAGTTGAAAGACGTTTTCAGAACATCCAGTCTTTTGTTCGATAGATAGATAATCCTCAATAATATCGGTTGGATCCATCCCACAGTTTTCTTGACATAACCCTAATCGAACCAACCCAAGGTATTTATATCTGAAAGGCTCAGTGGTGTAATTGGTAGCTGGTTCAATATGAAGGGGAGGTAGTGCCTGTTCTTTGATACTTAAGGATAGTGATGCATATGCAATGAGACCTGCCCAATCCTCCTCCTTGAAACATATTTCACACAGCTTCAGATATGGTTCACGCCACCCGGGGAAGATACGGATAGCTCTGACATATCCTTGGCGCCGTTTACTGAGCCAATCAGGAGTATCCTCCGCTGTAAACGTTTCCGCCCAGAAACAACTGGATTGTGAGCGTTCCTTAATCCAGTTATCGGTTCCATTAAAGATGATTTCAAATAATTTACGAGCTTGCTCATAATGTTTATGGTAATAAAGTTCACGGGCAAAATAATATCTGGCTCGGGCAATGTCATCATTACTTTCAGGTTTCCAGAGATAATACATATATGCAAGCATGGGTAGGTATGATTTGGAATCATTGTCTTTACGAATATGTCGTGACTGGATAAAGTCAATGGATGTACGGGTGTCACCCGTGAGAAGTTCATGAATGGGATATTTCCACTTGGCGGTGGAGTTTCTGCGATACAGACGATTAGTGCTAAAGACAGAATCTCCTAGAGTCATTTTAATACCGATAGTATCAACTGTAGTGGTTCGGAGAAACTCTCGAAGCTTGACAGTGTTTATACTTTCAATTACCTGAGCAATATCCATGGACAGACACCATGGTTTCGTGGCGTGTTTCGTGGCTTCATTTCGAGCTTGGTCAAAGAAGAACACACGATCTCCATGTCTAATAATTGGAAGTCCCAGAAGTCCATTCACATACATAGTCATGGTAATGTCATATTCCACAACAAACTTATTACCAACCTCAATAACTGTTGCATTGTTGTTCTTAGCAAGTTGCACACTGTTATCGGTGGAGCCGGTGTCTACAATAATAACCTCGATATTTTTACCAAGGTGTGTGTGAATGGAGTCAAAGAAACGTTGTAGAATAGCTTCTTCATTTCTACAGATAGCAACGATACTTAAAAGATCTTCCATTTACAAGGTTTCAACTTGTTATTAGATTAGGAATGAGGTTACACAAATATGAAATGATAACATCCAGTGATATCTTTGCGAAATGCAAGTTAATTGTTGCCAATGGTAGCTTGCTATCATTAACAATATTCCAATCAAGGGCGTGTAATTGATCCACACAGACCTTCAACAGAATAAGATTATCACCCGAGGTAATATTCAAGTAGGAATCATGTACATAGGCTGGATATCCAATACCGCTGCATATTTTTAACAGGGAAATGTATTCTCTGCGAACATTGTTAGGTGCGTCAGTAACATACCAAATACTTAAAGAACAGAAATGAGACAGTAAGGTTCCAAACTGACTATTAATGTGTGCACATATGTTTTTCCGATGTATACCAGGATGAAAAATTCGGGTTAGCAAAGATAATTTAGAGGGAGATAATGGTACTGAAATAGGTATATTAGGCATATTGTTGGACATATCCTTAATAGATTCTGGTATTCCACCAGGGATACGTTTAGTTGTATATTGATGTAGATGATGAACAAGACAGTCAAATGCCTGTTTGGTGGTTATTTGCTGAGTGCTTGTGTATGATTTTCGCATCCTTTGTTGATATGCAAGGTTGACCTTATGAATATCATTGACATCCGATGGATTGACATCTAAAATGTCTACAGCGGTTACAAAATCCATTTTAGAGGCTTTCAAAATATGGTATTGACGAGGAATGTTTACACGATCGGTTTTGGTCAGGATTGTGATTTTGATATTCTCAGAGGTTTCGCCACCTATTTCAAGGTGGAGAATGGTAGGTTAAAACTGCTCGGAACTGCAAAGCAGTTTAAAACTACTGTTCACATCTCAAATCCAGAGGAATGGTATATATATCTCGAAAATCAACCATATCAAATAACCAATTATGATATCATGTATGAAATTGACGAAGACGGGTTACGGCTTGTGATATCTAATTTTTCTGTTAACTACTCATGTTGCACATTATTGTAAATATGGTGTTAATGTTGTTAATCAACAACATTAAGTGATGTTTTACCATTTCGCCCAGTCATATTGAAGAGCTGGATGTAGGATCATATTATTGATCTTGGCATCTAACATTGGGGAATTTGTTGCTAAGGGATAGAATTCCGAATAGTTGTATACTTTAATAGAGTTAGGCTCTTCAGGGATAATCTCAAATGGATAACTCTTCGAAATAATGTAATATAATGTAACACCCAATCCGAAGACATCTCCAATCATACTCATTTTCAATGGAACATTAAATGGATTTTTAAATAATTCACCCCATAGAAATGGTGATGATCCAGCTAACTTACTTGCTTTGTTTGTAGCCACACCAAAATCGATCAATGTAGTAATATTATTTTTGGGGTTGTAGATAATATTAGCAGGTTTCACATCGCGATGTGCCACTCCCAGTTCATGAATGGTTTTCAAAGCATCAAGCATCTGCATAGCAATAGTATTAATCTGAGATAAATATAGACTTCCCAATTTGCTACTATCAAGAGGTAAACCTTCAATATATCTACTGACGATAGCCACAACTTCATTACCTTCACGGATAACATCTACCAAGCATGCGTAGTAGTTACTGCAGAATGCATCTACCTTTTCCATCATCAAGTATTCAACATTAAGATCACCAGGTCGGAAACCAAATTTAACAACATATTCCTTACCATCCTTAACTGCAAGATAGGTAACTCCAAACCCTCCCCGTCCTAACTCTTTGGTCAATCGATACCCCTTCTGCTGTGCGAGCATTTTCAAATGATTCAAACGGTTCTCAGCATCCATTTTAGAAGTTACAAATAATAAAAATTTTGTTTCAAAATAGACTTGTAGTTAAGAAGTGCAGGATCTTTACTGGTATCTATCATATTCACAAATTGAACTCGCAGAAAATTAAAGGTATCAATCAAAGCATTGACCTTTGTAATAATATCCTTAATAATCTGTAATGAATTAGGTATAACTACTGTTAACTCTGGTTGTATATATTGAAATGACTTAACATTATCTCTTAGTGTGGTTAAAATATCTGACATGATCGCTAAATGATATAGCTTATCATTCGGTGTGGATGGCATTTTAATCAACGAGAACTCATCCAGACATTCATTAATATTATATGTGACAGTATCTGTAAACTTAACAATCAGAACTCTTACATAATCCTTATTATTGGTAATAAATTCAGGCTGATATTTAAGATCGGACAAATTTTGTGGAATAACAGAATCAGTTAACCGTAATCTGTCCAAGATTGTTTGGAAATTTGAACATGCTATCGTTCCATCACATCCAACGGGTGGTAAATGTTGCACACTTGAAAGAGGTAAATATTGCGGATAAATATATTGCAACCAACTAACATACACATCGATACTTTCAAGAGCTACCTTGTTTGTCAGAACAGGGGTAAATTCACCAAAGAATACCAAAATATCCCCGATAACTGCAAAAAGAGAGGGATTCATTTTTTTATTAGATAGAGTTATATATGAATCAGCAAGGATCCTATGCACATCATAAAGCGGTCTCATTTCATTATAGATACCATAAGGTTCGTTAACGTGTCCAAAAGTTTGGAAATGACTCATTCCATAATCAATCACGGTTGGAATTATGTTAGTATTCACATACCAGGTATTATCCAAACCTGTGTTAATATCTCTAAACGTGACCGGTACCGATCCTGGAATTACAGGCCGACAGAGAACATTATTTCCATGTAAATCATAATGGGTAAAGTTGATTAATAGATTAGCTATTCGTAAACCTGATAATAAGATCAACAGTGCGGACATAAACTCCTTCACTGTCCAGGTTAGTATTTTTTCCATCCATGGGTTGCCAGGCACGTTCTCATAAACAATGTATAACTGTTCAAATGCTGAATTGGAACAGAATGTAACAACTTCCTTGTTAAGTGTTAACGGAGCGCCACATTCAATCAAACCAAACACATATGAAAATATAGGCGTGTATTTACGTGCCAAATTAGTTCCAAGCTTACCTACAGACGCTTCATGGATGATTATTTTTCTATCTTCTCGTTCGAGTTTTCGAGATATCTTAAAGATAAATTCATCAGGAGCTTTTATACCACCACTAACTGCAATCCCAGCCACACTCTCAGCACCTACCACCCTATCCAAATTTATCCATTTACGAATCATCTGTGTGTTATCATCCAAGCCATCAAAAATGCATTCGATAATCTTCAATAAACTATAATTAAAAAACTGACTAAAAAGTAATTCCTTAAGTGATTTTGAATTAAGAACACTTAAGTGACTAAGTATTTTGTGTTGATTTTCAATAGAACATTTCACACTTTCCAGAGATATTAACTCGGGGTTATCCTGTGAATTACCACTCGAAGAATCTGTTGAATACGAGTCGCCACTTTCCATTTTTTGTACCATCAAAAAATGGATCCAACTGTTAATTTTTTAAAAGATATCAATGAAAGATTTGATAATTGGTTGTATATTTCAGTGGAACGTATTGAGACCTTTCAAGTAAGTAACAGTAAACTGTTACTTACGCCAAAAACAACGAAAAGCAAGCAAGAGGTTGATGCATACTTTCTTGAACCTGAAGCTGTTATCTATGCTAATCTCGATGCAATCCTTGGAATGTCGTGGCAAGGTATGGATAATAACACGCTGGATTATCGACTATGGCACGCGCCGAAACGATTTGTTATGACCTTTAATTGTAATGGTGCAGCTGAGTATTTTCTGTGGCGAAATCCAAACTGGTACTGTGCATCAACACCTATCAATCCTGTAGATATCTGGGCAAATCTCGATGATAAAAAACGGGTATTACCAATTGTTAACCCAAAAGGAGAACCTGATATCACCATTGGTATCCTAGCTGCAACACCGAAATTCAAAACCGACTTGTTAATGGCTCTAGAACATCTCCGCGGAGATGTTGGTAGTTTAATCATTAAAGTTGATGATGATCAGATAATACCTATCATTGGACTTTTATGTGGTGCCTTTGAACGCGTTGGAGTTATTGCACCATACTCACGAATTCAAGAATGCGATCGCTATGTTGTACTTCAAAAGTTCCGACGGAAAACCTTGGCAACAATTGGAAAACTATTGTTAGGAGATCAAAATGTAACTGGAGATTATTCCGAGTTAAAAGCTGCACTTCAAGCTCCAGTTCCTCCAAGAGATATCAAACAGATTGATATGCTACGCGTATTAGCCTTTTGGTGTATTCCATCTGGAGGCTGGAAAAATTACAGCCGTGGACGTTAACTATACCAATAACCAGGATAATTATCCTGGTTATAACACGTGGATAGCACGTTTTTAAAAAAAGTCGTATTAAAAATGGATTCAGATGAATGCAAACGTTCAAAACAAATAATTTGTTGTCGAGGTCTACCTATTCCGTCAACGAACATTAACGTGCCGTATTTTTATACGCTTACACAACAGAATACCAATGTAAATAATTACGGTAAAAGTATAGCTTTTAACGGTACTGGAACTATTCTAGTGGTAGTGTCAGATAGTGGTATTTATTTTTACAGTTATGTTAACGGTCAGTATGAAGAATTAAGAGTGGTGAATGTGAACCCATTAACTGCAATAGCTGTTAACCAGGAAGGATTTGCTGCCAAGAGCGATCTCACTGGAGTTATCACCGTTGGATATATAAAAGATAACAAACTTGTAATCCTCGGATACCAATATGATGGATACGTTTTTGGAACTCAAGTCA